AATTAATTTAACCGGAGGATCATCTAGATAGCCGCCAGACATTTTGGTACTGTCGGCTCCAAAATCTGATCCGGAGAACAACGTAACATAGATAACATTGGAGGAACCGCCAGACCACTGAGCGGTGGCAGTTATAACCGATTCCGAAATTGCAGTACCCGAGATATCAGCAACCGAATTCCCATCCAACCCTTTGGTCGACATAGTTAGCGTGACTGTAGCGGTCGCCGCGGTCGCCGTAATATTAAGGGTGCCTGCCGTGTCGGCAGCGTTTATGGCCGCGGCTATGTTTGTAGCAAATTGAGTTGCGTCACTGTTTGCGTTTGAAAATCCGATTACGGTGGCCGTAGAAGTATCCGTACTGTTGTCTATAGTAAAGTTTACGGAATTTCCCTCTATGTCCGTAATAAGAAGTCTCCTCGTATTGACTTCGCCTGAAGTTTTGCTTAGCGCAGTTAAGGTGGCCGTTGCACTGGCAAGGCCAACTTTGGGTATGTTTGCTAATTTTCCGCGGACGACATTATACAAATAAAGAGTATTTAGATTTTCTTGTCCGGTTGCTAAAGAACTACTAAAATAAAACTGGCCTCGCTGGTCGCTTACCGTATCATCCCATCTGGCCTCGATGCAGGGCCTCTTGAAGAAAAACTCTGTTCCGCGCGCAAAAAACTTCTTAGTATAATAAGATTTTGTGGAGCCGGTTATATTGTAAAGAACATTACCAGACGCGGCCGGGGAGGCTGTGTAAGAACTATGGTCAATCGCAGTAGTGGGGGCGCCTGTACCAAAAGCGCCGCCCTCGACGGTCAGACCTGAGCCGGAGAAATAGGCTTCCTGTGTGCCGGATAAAAATACCATTACACCATAGTTTGATATAGAGCCCCCGTCAATCCACTCCTCTACCAATTCTGATATATCAAGATCTAGATCTTCGTGCCCTTTTGCAAAACTAGTCGTATAAGCCTTAGAATCTGATTCTCCACTACCACTTACCAGGAAGTCGCCACCAACAGTGCTCCACTTGCCATCATTACCACCAGTAAAAGCAGTTTCACCATTGGCCGTCATACCGGTTATTAAAGTTATTGCTGTATTACCGGCAGGGCCAGCAGTAGCTTGAGTTAGCGTAAACGATTCTTCAGTGCCCGCGAAAGTAGTGGGACTAATCGTCATGTCTAATTCGCCGGCGTCTATTGCACCTTTACATGCAATCCAGAATGCCTGTGTAGCCTTCCTGACTTCACTGCCTCCACTGATGTCTTTGGTGTTGACTCTCCACCGTTGTCCCATACCACCAGTAAAAGTAGTTTCGCCATTGGCTGTCATGCCAGTTATTAAAGTTATTGCTGTATTGCCAGAAGTCCCAGTAGTAGTTTGAGTTAGCGTAAATGATGTTTGGGTGCCGGTATCGGTAGCGGGCACGGCCGTCATATCAAGTTCACCAGCAGCGATTGCGGCCAAGCAGGCAATGTGGAATGCCTGCGTAGCCTTCCTGATTCCATCCCCCGAAAAATTCCCTCCGGTGTTGATGATCCAGCGATGATCTCCATCATCGCTGGAAGTATCGCCAAAACCCTTAGTAGGATCTGTATGGAAAGTTACGGTTGAACCGTCAGCATTTGTCAATATCAGCTCTGTACCATCCTCACCCGCCAAGTCAGTAGTTCCTACAAATGTCGCTGTTGCCGCAACGTCGCCTGTGTCGGCGGTGACATCACCGAAATTGAGAGTGGGGTCCGTGGTAAATGTTACAGTTGATGCATCAGCATTTACCAAGACCAAAGATGTACCACTTGCGTCGTCCAAGTCAGCAGTTCCTACAAATGTCGCAGTAGCAGCGGTATAATTCCTATTTGCATTTATCCAATTTGCTCCAGCTTTATCATCAGTAACGTCTGTATACTCTTCCATATCGAGCCCAGTGCCTTCCTCCCAGCTATTTGCGAGAGCGTACACATTCAATGTAAAGTTTTTAGGCAATGTCTGGCTATGTTCGGCATTATACATTTTCAAGACCCACTTGACGCTTCCGGACGCAGGAATCTTACTATTTGTCCGGTCAGTTAACATATCAGTCACTGGAAACTTTATCAGAATTCTTGAAAGTTCTGAGGATAGGCCAGTACTGCCAGATGCTTGACCATAGATAGAAAATGTTTCCAATATATCAGAAGCACCCATATTTGCGCCAGTCCCGCGGGTCTTTAGATTGGCGCGCAAGGCATTAGTTATAGTTGTGTCTGCGCTGGCAATATATCTTTTAATAGCCATTTTAAATCACCGTCCCCTCTATATCGGCATTGGGATATTTGATTTCAAAAGCCACGTTTAAGGGGCATGCCAGATATCTTCCATCAACCGACATCGCGTCATCGAAGTTGAATATTGTAGTAGAATAATTGCCCCCACTCTGCAAGAAAAGTTCCACCTTTATAGTGTCTGCCACACCGCTTATTCTGTTGAGAATGGTATAAACATCAGTCAGATAAAAGGGCTCACCAATATTATGAGGTTCTGAAAACCTTTCTTCAAGTTTGGATTTGGCTTTTGCTAAAATATCAAACTTATTTGTTTTCGAACCGGCCATGATTTTGAATCTGATTCCCACGTTGACAATTTTTGCGTCTAAAATATCTATAGTGTCGTGAATCATTTTGAAACGGTTGATCCATATTTTAAGATTTTCTTTGAGCAGGCTGTTGGCCTGAACTAGCTTTTTCGTATTATTCTCGGCTAAAACATATAAATTTAGATTTCTTTTGAAAGAATCCGGATCCCTTATAACAGAGGCGCGCTTCAGGGCGCCATACTTCGCCGGCATCATATAAACCATAGATTTGAAATCGTTTGTTGTAACTGCCCTATTCTGTGTGGCAAATGTATCTAAAATTCTACGTTTAAGTTCTGTAGAAGACGGGACTGTAACCCCTCCGACAATCGGCTCGGTGTTGTACACTTCCAAGGAAGCATTGACTTCTCTTGCTCTAGTATTGCTTATCGAAAGAGGCTTATTGTATGAAAAGATTGGACTTACTACCATATTGACTCCTCCGACAGCTACATTAGTCGTTCTTGAAGTATTTGTCCTATAAGTTATATTTAAGATTGTGTTTGACGGCGTAACACCAAATTTGTCTGTCTCTAACAATTTGGAAGGGTCAAAAGCAGAATCTGTCGAATGGGTTCTCCCGTGAACCGATAAAGCAATGTCGATTGGATCAACGACGGCCGGAGCATTCAGTTCAGTCTCGGATCCATATCCAAATTGTAAATAGGTTCTTCCTCCTATATTCTCTGTCACAAACCTTCTTGCCACAACGAATGGTCGCAAAATGGCCGGGACATCATCTTTGGTCGCAGAGTCACTATTAGTAATATCCTTATAAATAACATTTTGGGAGAGATATTCTACTTCATAATATTCGTTTCCATTTGAATCGAATACAGAAACAACCTCTGTAACTCCAGAATTATTTAACTTAATTCTTTTGAATTTCTCAAATTGCCCCACTCTAACCGTATCTGTCACTATATTACCAGATGAAATTTTGCCAAAAGTCTTTACGGCATATGAAGTGGGAACGCCGGTATCTGAGTTTACCCTGGCCGCAACTACTTCATTTGATGGATGATCGAATCTGACATCTTCGTCTATTGTGAATCCTGTGCCGCTCTTAGAGGCTATCTGGCTACCTCTTTTTAAAATTGGTAAATAATCTACGTTTGGGCCAAGGCCAACATCATTCGCGGGAACGACAACGTAAAAAGATGCGAGGCCGACAGAAGATGGAATACCAGAAAATTTGAAACCCAGTTGTCGACCAATTTTTATAAGATTATTGTATTCTATAGCCGTTGTAAGAAAAGACTCGTTTGCATGGTAATCCAAATAAAACGACATTATGTCGCCGACATACGCCACGGTATCAAGCATCAAAGAACCAAAAGAAGCCTCGTTGAAATCTTGGAAAGTATCAGGATAATATCTTTTTACATGCTGTACTAAGTCGCCCTTAATAGAGTCAAAATCTCTACTTGTATATTTTATTGGAGTGCGTGATTTGGCCATATATCAGAATTCCTTGTAGGCTAATAATAATTAGTTTATGTTTCTGTTTTAAACAGGAGTTTGTTATAGTCGCGCTATATGGAGGTAACGTAACCCCAATTAGGGTTTTCGATTACACTAATACCGCCGGCATCTCTCGGAATTTCAAATGTCGATCGAATTTTCAGTGGAACAATCGTAAAATCTATCCGTATTCCTAAATAATTTTCACTTACATCTCTTGCATTTTCCGTTGTGATGAACTTGATACTATTAATTCGAATCGCAGGAATATATGTTTTTGTTTGGTTTCTAATTCTGGTGTCAATGTCGGCCCACGTCGGCTGCATATTCTGCTCAAACAAATATCTTTGAATACCAATACCGAAATTGGAATCCATCACTCTCTCGCCGGGCATAGTCAGTAATAATATTTTAAAATTTTGTTTTATTTCACCAGCTATAGTTTTTTTTAGTTTGTAATGGCCGTCTTCTATTGTTCTAATTAGCGGTAATTCCGCGCAATATCCAGTTGACATTTTATTGGTCTCCTTTAATCGTCGTCACAAGCGTCTATTGGACGGGGCCTCTGCCTTCTCTTGAATGCCCAGCCAAACCCAAGGTCTAGGTTACTAAACGGTCTAAGCTCTTTTCTATCCGCTTTTGAACCGCTGCGATCATCATCGAACTCACTATCACTACCCTTATAAGAAGTATTGAACATTATTCTTGCAAACTTTTTAGAGCGCTTGAACGTTTGTTGATCCCAGTTTTTAAAGCTGGGAGTGAAGGTAACGGGTTTACCACCGCCAGAAGATACAGGCTTGGCAATCCATCCATCATTTCCGCTTCCGACCCCTCCGAACTCATCGGCATTGGACAGTTCGCCGTCTGGCTCG